TGCGTATTGAATCATCGGTTGGGAATATCGCTTTGGATTTTGTAAATTTACGCACCATCCTATGATAGCTTTCAACTGAATTTGTTGTATATATTATCCTCCTGATTTCCTGCGGATATTCAAAAATGGTAGTAAGTTCATTCCAGTTTTTATCCCATGCTTTAAGAATGTTAGGATACTTCTTGTCCCATTTCTCACGGAATTCCTCTTTTGCGTATTCTGCATCATCAAGGTTTACAGCGCTATAAATTTTCCTTAGGTCAGCACATACAGCTTTCCTGTCCTTATACGGCACAAATTTGCAGCTGTTTCTTACCTGATGAACTATGCAAAGCTGATTTTTTGTCTTGGGGAATATTGATTTTATCGCATCGTTAAGCCCTGTCAAATTATCATGGCAAGCTATGAAAATGTCCGTAACTCCGCGATTTTTCAGGTCTGAACATATGCTTGCATAGAAACTTGCAGATTCATTTTCTGAAATCCAAGTGCCTAAAATTTCCTTCTGCCCTTCCATGTTTATGCCGAGTACCGAGTACACGCATTTGCTGATGATTTTGTTGTCTTTCCGCGAATTAAATACGATTCCATCAAAGAAAATTACCGGATAAATACTGTCCAAGGGACGATTCTGCCATTCATTTACCTCAGGCAAAATGCGATCGGTTATCTTTGATATCATGCCTTGAGATATTTCCGACCCGTAAATTTCACGAAGCGTATCTTCAATGTCGCGCTGGCTCATGCCTTTTGCATACATTGCCATAATTTTTTGTTCTATTTCGTCTGTTCTTGTTTGCCTTTTTTCAATGATTTTAGGTTCAAATTCGCCATTCCTGTCGCGCGGAACTGCAATTTCACATTCACCGTAATCGCTGATTATGGTCTTTGTGCCATAACCGTTCCGGCTGTTTCCTGTGTTGATTCCGGCCGAAGAGTGCTTTTCATATCCAAGATGCTCCTCCATTTCAACTTCAAGCATTTGCTCTATCGTTCCGGCAAACAGCCTCTTGAGCTTTCTCTGAATATCTCCCGTGCTGTGGCAATCCGCCATCAGATATTTTACAAGCTCCTTTTCCTTTTCACTTAATTCGTTCTTACTCGTTCTCATGCCAATTACCTCCATTTTCTTATTCCTTTATTTATGGCTATTATTGGCATTTACACGGTTCGGTATTCAGACTCTACTAAAGGACACGCATATAAAGCAGCGTTAAGGCCGTATTGTGCGGCCGCGGCAGCGAAAGTCGCTCCGGTTTGCAGCATTTGTCCTGCCGCTGCTATTGCTGACATTGCACCCTGGACTGCAAGAATACCATTTGTAATAAGGGCGGCAGCATTGTACGCGACGAACGCTGCAACCACGCCCCAAACAATAGGAGCAATCCACGACCAATTATCAATCACAAAAGTTGCGATTGAACTTAATATGTTAAACAACCCAAGTGCTACGTTTGCGATTGTAGCTAAACCACCTACGATACCATCGACTAATGTTTGGAATTCGGCAGTTTGAGTAATTTGGCTTATTTTCGTGAGTATAGGGTCGAACGCTTTCACTGCCTTATTGGTGATTGAACTCCAAACCTGCGCCCAAGTAACCGGCAATTCACTGAACTTTTTATTCGTTTCGTCTGCTGCTGCAAACATTGCATTTTTGATAATATCCGCAGTAATTTTTCCATCGGCAGACATTTGACGTAAATCACTTATTGATTTTCCTGTGTATTTTGCAATAGCTTGCGCCAGCATTGGAGCGTTTTCCATGATGCTTCGGAATTCGTCGCCTTGCAACCTTCCGGATGCCATTGCTTGCGTCAATTGATACATCGCCGCAGTTTGTTCTTCTGCGCTTGCTCCACCAATTTTAAATTGCTTATTCATTTGTTCGGCAAAAGCAACCATTTCTGCATTGCTGGAAAAGGCGTTTTTCGCAAGGATTCCAAGCTTTGTGACAACTTGCGCGGTGTCCAAGTATGAAGTTCTCGACCGTTGTGCTGAAGCATAAATCATATTTTGAAGGTCAGCAGTGGTTTGTAAGCCGTCATTCATCAAATCCAGTCTTGCTTTTGTAGATGTTAATTCATCGGCAAGATTTAATGTTTTAACTACTCCAAAATAAGTTCCAATAGCGGTAGCGACTTGCGCAATCTTTTTATAAAGCCCACTTGCTGCCGATTGCCCATTCCGTATGCTTTCATTAAATTGCTGCTGCTGCGAATTAGCTTGCCTGATTTCTCGTTCTGTGCTGCCGAAAGACACTTCGACTTTTGCTAATTCTTCTCTTGCCTTTTGAATGCTGCTGGTATCAATTGTATTATGTGATGCGGTTTGGAGCGCTTCAAAACTATTTAGGACAATGTTTATTGCCGTATTCATACTCCTAAACGCTGCCGACATTCCGTCAGTAATTTGTATAGCAGTTCTTATTGTTGCCACGTTCTCACCTACCTTTACATATAATAGCAGGGCGGTTGCTATAGCCACCCTGCTATCTTCTTTTAACTCTCTGTATTTCCTTCTCGCGCTTCTTGTCTTCTTCCAGCTTTATCTCTATGGCAGCAACAATAAATGCTCGCTCCTGCCTATCAAGTTGCAGAAATTGAGAAGGAAGTAAATGGAATTTATGAATGCAATAATAAGCAATGTTTGCTTCAAAATCGCCTTCAATGATTAGTTTTTTGCTTCGTCCACCGCATCCTCAAAAGTTATTTCAAAACCATTGACTTCCTGAATTTTTGTCAAGTAGTCTGCATATTCACCTGGTGTCAACATGGTTTTAAGCAACGCATCTGCGCCCATGACGCCGTAACTATTTTGGAGTTCGGCGTCATCAAGGTTTGGATAAGCAGTACACCTTGCAGCAAGTTTGCCAAGATAAAGGTTATAATCAGTTTCAAGTGTGAACTGATTACGTTTACCTGGAATTGGAACACGCTTTGTACAAGCCTTTCTCAATTCTTCGTCTTCTGTCGATGTGATACAACGTATCTCCCACGGAATAGGGCGGCCTTTTTCATCACGGAATCGTTTTGAAACGACGTACTTTATGTTTTCGACTTTAAGCGCGTTTTGCGCCAAAAAACCGGACAAATTACTCATTAAAAATCATCCTTTCATTATTTCATGCCTGTCAATAATGTAAACTTTTCAGGTATTTCGAAGTCCTCGAAAGTAAAGTTAATATCTTCGTCCAAATAATCAGCATCGGCATCAAATTTTGTAAGAATGCCGCCATCAAGGTTGCAGCCTTTCAAAATTATCGTCTGCCTACCAACGGATGAAGTCGGGTCTTCGTTCGTAATCTGGATATCAAAGTAAATATCTTCGCCGGTGTTTTTATAACGGTAAAGAAGCTCTCTGAAAATACTGGTGTTATAATGGAACGTCGCTTTACCTGTGCCTTTCCATCCGGTAGCCTTATTACCTTTTCCAGTTTTACCCAAAATAGGAACTTCTTTTTTGTTTTTCTCGAACGATGCTTCCAAGTTTATTGCCTGCATGAAATTATATCTGTTGCCTTCAATCGTGACAAAACATTCTGCAAGTGATGCACTAACCGCGTCTTTTGGATTCATTACATTACTCATTCATCGCACCCCTTTTCTTACTGAACGACAATTGTCATATACAATTGTGCCATCGCATTTGTTGGTGTAACAACATCCTGTACCACAACGCTTTTCTTACTGTCGCCTTTTTCAACGATTATTTCGTCAGGCTTAAAACCTTCGATTGCTCTAATGGTTTCGAGCTCCTGGTGATGCTTTACAATGTCATTCCAAAGGCTTATTCTCCCTGCTGTATCGTTTGAAACTTTACCAAGGTATTTAGTGTTAAACAGCGTTGCAATATCAGTAGCTATTTGGTCAAGTACTCTTATTGTCTGATTGCTGCTAAAATCACTCGACTTTTCTTCCGTAATAGTTGTGAAAGTGTTAATATCTTCAAGCACTCTCACTGTGCTGCCGACTTTATGGAACATGAATTTACCAGCTTCAATTGCTGATTCTAATTCGCTTTGCGTGTAATTTACGTCAATATCAAATTCACCATCATAAGTTTTGTTGGTGTTACTCTTGTTCACTTCGCATCCGGCAGCAGCCCCAAGAACCCAATACACCGCTGAAGGGTCAACTGTTCCACCCATACCAGCAAGATTATTTTCAACGGATATAATGCCTTCGTGGTTTGCACTCGTGTATCTGTGCAGCACGCATTGGAATTTTACGCCAATATCATCACGCATTCTTTTTGTAAAGTTAGCAAACAAGCCTTTAATCGTGCTATTTGTTGATAAGCAGCCCAAGGCATTAAAGCTATAACTTTCGATTTTATCCAAGAATGTTTGATATGTTGCATCGCTAACAATACCATTTGCTCCACCAGTCAATGGCGTACCTGAAGTCAATCCAATAGTTGCAGTCGGGATGAATTCCACGTAGTCATTTTTCTTAAGTTCGGCCATCGTGGAAGCCGTTTGAACATCAACTTTTGATGTGCCAAGATAAGTCGTCACATCATACAATGGATTCTGCTCTGTATG